GTTTCCCTTTACGACAGTGCTTCCGAGAGTTACTCGAAGCCTTTTTTTGAGCAGGCCAAAGGCTCTGCTCTTCGTGCTTTGATGGATGGTGTTAAAAATCAGGAAAGTGCTTTATTTGCTCATCCTGAGCATTATAGCTTATTTCATCTTGGTTTTTTTGATTTGGCTACTGCCAAATTTGATTTGCTTCCTTCTCCTGAAAATATTGGTAATGCTTGGGAGTTGAAATGATTTTTTCTCGGTCAGGAGAAAAATCTGTGCCGGCGAGTTACGTAGAAAGCTCGCCGGCATTTCAGCTTCAGCTTTGGAAGCTTCCTGGTCAGTTTGTTGTTTTTCATCGTTGTTCCATGAAAAACTTTCTTCGTTGTTTGGTTGATTTCTGATGTGGCAAGCTGCAGGTGCTGCTGGTGGTGGTCTTTTAGGTTCTATTGTTGAAGGCACTTATGCTCAAAACATGGCCGATAGGCAACGTGATTTTATTCGTGAGATGTCTAATTCTGCACATCAGCGTGAAGTTGAGGATCTTAAAAAAGCTGGTTTGAATCCTGTTTTGTCTGCAGGTGGTTCCGGTGCTTCTTCTTCTGCTCCGTCGATTGCTCAAACACCTGATTTTTCTCGTGTGGCGTCTACAGCTTTGGATGCTGCTCTTAAACGTGATCAAATGAGTTTGCTTAAGGCTCAAACTTCTAAGACTTTGACTGAAGCTTCAGCTTCTGCTCAAGATGCTCGAATTCTTAAGGCTCGGGCGGATTTTGAGAGTGATTTGTCTCCTGGTGAGCGTAAAGCTTCTTGGTATGCTGACCAGATCGGCAAAGTTTTTGGTTCTGCGACCGATGTCTCTCATGCTGTTTCTGCTGATCGTGCTTCTAAGCGTCCTATTTTAATTAAACCTAGAGGAGGTTCTTTCCAATGATCCGTTTTGAACAACGCAATGCTGCGCCTGCTACTTCTCAATCACATTTTTCTCAGGTCCCTCGTGCTGAGATTGAGCGATCAAAATTTGATCGCTCTCATACTCGCAAGATGACACTTAATGCTGATTATCTTTATCCGATTTATTATGATGAAGTTTTGCCGGGTGATACTTTCAATTTATCACTGACTTCTTTGGCTCGTACTCAGCCCGCTGTTCGTCCGTTCATGGATAATCTTTATTCGGACGTTTTTTTTATTTATGTTCCCAATCGTTTGCTCTCCTCGAAATGGGAGAGCATCATGGGTCAGCAGCCTGACCCTGATACTGATGTCTCTGCTTATGCTTTGACCCCTCTTCAATTCACAAATAAGGCGATCGCGAAAGGATCGCTTCATGATTATTTGGGCTTTAATATTAAAGCTTCTGCTTTCACAAAAGCTGTGAGCCCTCTCTATCATCTGGCGTATAATTTATCTTGGAACGAATTGTTCCGTGATGAAAACTTGCAGGATCCTGTTTATTTTGATGCTTCAGAAGCTACTTCTTACGATCCTGACAATTTCGTTCTTCTCAAACGTGGCAAACGCCACGATTATTTTACGTCTTGTCTTCCTTGGCCTCAAAAAGGTCAGGATGTCCTTTTGCCTCTTGGTGTTTCGGCTCCTATTACTGGTGCTGCTGATGTTTGGGTATCTCAATCTTCTGCTCCTGGTTCTATAGTTTTAGCCAATAGCCCTGTTCTTGGCTATAATTCTGCTAAATATGCGAATATGGGTATGCAATCTACTGGTGTTGGTACCGCTTTTTCTACCGTTAATGCTGCTGGTAATGCTGGTGGTGTTGCTGCTGCTTCACAATTTGAACAAGCTGTTTTCGTTGATAAAGCTTTGTCTCAAGCGTTCCATTCTGGTGCAACGGCTCCGTTCCGTGTTGATACAACTGCCAATAATACTTTGGTTGCTGATTTGTCTGACGCAACGGCCGCTAGCATTAATGACATTCGTGAAGCGTTTCAGGTTCAACGTTTGCTTGAACGTGATGCTCGCGGTGGAACTCGTTATATCGAGTCCCTTCTTTCTCATTTCGGTGTTACTGCTCCGGATTTCCGTCTTCAGCGGCCGGAAGTTCTTGGCGTTGGTACTGCCAAGATTTCTGTGTCTCCTCTCCCTCAGACGTCTCAAACGTCTGGTGCTAACGTTCTTGGTCTTCTTGGTGGTGTTGGTTCGTTCTCTCACCATGGCGTTGGTTTTACCAAGTCCTTCGTTGAGCATGGTGTGATTTTAGGTCTCATGGCTATTCGTGCTGATTTGACTTATCAGCAAGGTCTGCATCGATCGTATAATCGTTTTTCGCGTCTTGACTTCGCTTACCCTGTGCTCGCACATTTGGGCGAGCAAGCTGTGCTTAATCAGGAAATTTATATGCAGACCGATACTGTCACGGATCCTGATGGGATCGTTGACTATCAACCATTTGGTTATCAGGAGCGATATGCTGAATATCGCTATCGTCCTTCTGAGATTTGTGGTGAATTCCGTTCTGACTATGCCCAATCTCTTGATGTTTGGCATTTAGCCCAGGACTTCTCTGCGCTTCCTGGCCTTGATGATACTTTCATCGTTTCTGATACGCCTATGTCTCGTGTTCTTGCCGTCACTACTCAAGATCAGTTTCAACTTGATATGTCTGTTAAACTGATCTGTGCTCGTCCCTTGCCTGTGTATGGCGTGCCTGGCTTCATTGATCATTTTTAATTAACCTGGGAGAGTTATAGCGGTAACGCTATGACCCAGAATGTGGATGGTAGGCTCCACTCTCCCTTTTTTTTGGAGGTACTATGGCTCAAAAAACTAAGTCTTTTGTTGATGACTTTGGTCATCTAATTCTTCACCGCGACGATGGTTCTCGTCGTGTTCAGAATGTTCCTTCGGGTAATACTCGTACTCGCCGATCGGAGATGGCTGGTACGTCTCTTCATTCGCTTGTTGCGAAATATCAGCGTGCTGGTGCTTTGCCTCCCTCTAATCTTCGTCATGGTGATTCTACTCTCGTTCCTAAGAGCCGCCTTGATGCTCTTCTCTCAATTCAGGAAGCTGCTGAACGTTTTCAGGAGCTTCCTCTTAAGGTTCGTCAGGCGATTGGTCATGACCCTCGCCGTCTTGAGGATTGGATTGTTTCCAACCCTCAATTAGCTCTCGAGCATGGTCTTTTGGTCGAGCGCCCTCTAAAGTCGTCTTTCCCACAAGCCGCTGCCTCATCCAGCGGAGCTGGGGAGGCCAAGGATAATCCAACCGCGTCAGCGGGTGGTGAGGTGAAGGCGTGAGCCTTCGCCTCTCCTTGTGCATCCTGGGGGCTTTATGCCCCCAGGTCGCGCCGTTAGGCGCATGCGTAAACTCGCCGAATTCTCGGCTGGCACAGTTCCTTCTTGATGTAACTGTGCCCAGTCGTTTTTTACTATCCATAATATATAAACGACTGACTGGAGGTTCCTATGTCTCGTAAGCGTTCAAAGATTCCCAATCGGAAATCTAAAAAGATGTTTACTAAGTTTGCTAAGAAAATTCATCCTAAGAACACCCTGGCGAAGCCTATGCGAGGTGGTATTCGGATGTAATTTATTCGCCGCGGGGAGCGGCGTGTTTTGGTAAGGGTTTCACAGCAGTTTCCATTATCTGAGCGAAGAATTTTCACTCCCCATTTCGTTTGAAAGGAGGCATCTGACCATGCCTTGTTTATATCCTCTTTCTGGTTACAAAACCGCTGCGGGCGGTTGGACACCTAATAAGCAACGTTCTCCCCGTGGGGAGCCTTTGACTGTTCCTTGTGGGCAGTGTCTTGGTTGTCGTCTGACCTATTCTCGTCACTGGGCTATTCGTTGTTTGCATGAAGCCCAGATGCATCGTGATAATATATTTTTGACTTTGACTTATGCGCCTGAGCATTTGCCTGCTGGTCGATCTTTGGATAAAAAAGCTGTTCCTCAATTTATGGCCGATTTGCGTTCTGAACTCGGCCATCCTGCTATCAAGTATTTTCATTGTGGTGAGTATGGAACTGATCTTCATCGTCCTCATTATCATGTTTTGATTTTTGGTTTTCGACCTTCTGATGAACGGAGTTGTCCTTCTCAAAAAGGTTCGTATCCGCTTTATGTTTCTTCGATGCTTGAACGTTTATGGCCTTGGGGTTTTTGTCCCTATGGCGAGTTAAATTTTGAAACCGCTGCTTATACTGCGCGTTATGCGACTAAAAAAATAACTGGTAAAAAAGCTGCTTCTCATTACGAACGTGTTGATCCTGAGACTGGTGAGATTTTTAATCTTCAGCCTGAATATGCGACCATGTCCAACCGTGGTGGTATTGGTCGTTCTTGGCTTGAGAAATATTTTTCTGAGGTTTATCCGTCTGACACTGTTTTGGTTAATGGCCGCCTTGTGCGGCCTCCTCGATTTTATGATAAGATCTGTAAGGAGCTTAATCCTGATATATTTCAAGCGGTTAGAAAAGAGCGCTTGAAAAAGCTTGAAGAAAAGGATGTAATGACCCTGGATCAGTTGGCTGATCTTCGCCGTGACTATCAAACCAAATTCGATTTACAGATGAGGAGTATCGAATGACTAAACTTTATGTGGTTTCCCTTTACGACAGTGCTTCCGAGAGTTACTCGAAGCCTTTTTTTGAGCAGGCCAAAGGCTCTGCTCTTCGTGCTTTGATGGATGGTGTTAAAAATCAGGAAAGTGCTTTATTTGCTC